CGGCACCAGCTTTGGTGGGACGCTTCATGCCCCGACCAATGGTAATGCCCTTCATATTGCTAGGTTTTCTTTTTCGCTTTACTGCCATATGTATACCTAAATTTGTTTCCTATATATTCACATAGATCGTTGATATACTCTTGAAAGTCTTCGTAGTCATCCTTGTCTGGTTTAGTTCCTGAGTAGTCAATAAGACTATAGTCATCGTATCCTTCTTCTACAGACTTATTGTACCTTTCTAGAAACTCCTTAGTAACCACGCATGGCCTTTCCATAACCTCGTACCTTACCACCCATACGGCGCTTTACTTTGCCGCCATACTTTTTAATTTCAAAACCAGAGGCAATAAGATCATCAAGCTCTTTACCCGTAGGCATCATTTCAGAACCACGCCTTGCACCCATTGCTTCCTCAACCATTTCACGAGGAGGAGCATACTCACCACGTTTAAGCATACCAGACTTGCCAAGACGGCGACGTGCAGCGGGAGACATTTCTTTTTTAGTGGGAGTGGGAACTTTTGAAAGAAGCGGACCCTGCTGTACCTCTTGTCCTTTAGGTCCAGTAGCACGACGACTAGGAAGAACATTTGTTGACTGTTCTCGCATTTCTCTCTGCTGCTCACGCCTTAGCTTCGCAAGCTCTTTGTTTTCAGCAGGAGTTCGTTTTACTCTAGGCTGCTTTTTCTTTTTAGGCGTCTTTGCATCTTTAGCTTCTTTGATAAACCTATTCTGCTTTGCTTCAGAAAGTTTTTTAAACTCCCTAAGAGACATGTTAGCCTGTTCAGCTCCAGCCCTTTGAGCAGGAGTTGCGGCTTTGACACCACGAGCTTTACGCTTACGGCCAACACGCTTTGTAACCTCAGTTGCTACTTTTCTTGAGGACATGATTTAACCCTCTACTTTAAAGGCTTTGCCCTCGTCGTAGTCTTCGTCAACTACAACATCTTGGGGCGGTCCCATTACCTGCGGTCCCTTACGTGCGGCACCATAGCCCTGTCCAGTAGGACGGCCCACAATCTTATTAAGATCATGAGGACGATTAATTAGCGTCGTTCGCATTTGCGGT